ATCCCAAAGCCTATCGCAATCAGCAGTTCCTACTTTGAATTTCCAATCTTTCATATTGTTGTTGTTGTTTTATTTTCGGCTGCAAAATTACAAAATAATACTGACATACGCAAGAAATATTTACAATATTATACATAAACGGCAATAAATGAGGCACAAAAAAATTAAGCAGGTCGAAACCTGCTTAATCTATATGTGTTAAATAAATCGCAAAAACTTAACACGTTAGGATTATATATTAAGAAATAGCCGATTTCTTACCATGTTCCCGTGAAAGGGTCGCCCCATGTGTCGTTGAGGGTGAGGGAGGTGGTGCCCCCGTTAGTAAAAAGGTTGCCGGAATACTCGGTGCTATGGTTACGCTGTATCGGCACATTGTTAATGGCAACAGAAGAGATAGTGGAGGTGCCGTTTGAGGCGGCGAGTGTCACATTGGTAGTCCACTGTGCGGAGCTGGAGAAGGTGAAGACGGTGAGGAACTTGCCCGACTCACCGACATAGGATGAGGGAACGCTGACGGTGATGGCCTGATTGGTTGCCTGCGCCACGGGGTCGCCCGAGGTGTAATCCATGCCATAATACCAGACGGCGGGTGTGACCAAGAACTGCGTCGTGCCGGTGGCGATGGCGTCGTTGATGGTCATCTTCAGTTTGGCGACCATACGCTCAAGGGTGACCGACTGCGCTCCCGTCTCGCTGTTGACCGTCAGCGTCAATGCCTTATGGAACGTGTCGCTGGGCTTCACCCAAGTAATATTGTGGTCGGTGGTGTTGACCGTCGGCGTGAGGCCGCGCGAGGCAACGAAGTAGAGGGTGTGGGTACCATAGGCGAGGTCGATGGACGGCGAGCCGAAGTCCGAGGCCGTGTTGTCGTCCTGATGGACGGTCTGCGCCATCGTACCGCCGACATAATCGAACACCCAGACATCCGTCATGGATGACCCGTTGGCCGTGAGGTCCTTGGCGTTCTGTGTCCAGTCGCCGGACGTAAAGAATTGCACCGATTTGGTAGGTGTTTCTGTTGTTTCCTTGCAACAGGCCGCGAGCAGCAGCGCTCCAGCGGCGAAGATTAAGATTTGCTTTTTCATTGTGTTTGATTTTTTAAATGTGAAGAATTTTAATGTGAAATTCGGCTGCAAAAATACGAAAAGTTTCCGACGTGACCAAATCTGTGCTCACGGTTGTCCCTATACAATATATTATATAGGTATATTTTTGCAGTAGATAAATAACCCGAACAATGGAAAAAGTAGATAAAAGAAAATTCTGGCTCGGCACAGTGATGGCCATCGCCGGTGTCGCCATGCTCTTCACAGCCCTCTTCATCCCGCCCCAAGGCGAAATCTCAGGCAGCGCTCTCGGCGCAGCCGGTGAAATATTCCTCGTGGCGGGTTCACTTTTAGGCTTGGACAGTTACTTCGACTTCAAGCTCAAACGATACATCGGACGCAATGGAGAAGCAAAGTAACTGCTGGCTGCTGGAGAGCAACCGCCCGAAGCACCTCATCGGTGGCTTCATCCTCGGCCTCACGCTCACCTTCCTCTGTGCCCTCGGCTGTGCCGGTGGCATGGAGTTCAAGGATAGACAGTGGGGCGGTCAGTGGGACTGGCTCGACTTCGCGGCCACCCTCATCGGCGGCATCCTCGGCCAAGCCGTTCAACTGTTAATCATCTGGCTAATCATCAAGTAACATGGAAATATTATTCAACAAGGAGGGCGACCCTCTGCTGTTCTGCGGAAAAGGTGTTGTCGGCGCCAGCAAGGCGACCAACCCACCGGCAGAGACACCCAAAGAGAAATTCACCGTACACGGGAAAGAGTTCGTCAGCTGGGGCCCGGGTAACAACTACCCCGACGAGGCTGTCCGCACCATCGGCAGTACGGGCGTACTCTCCACCGGCATCGGCTTCAAGGCCCGCACCTCGTTCGGTCAGGGCGTGGTGCCGATGGACGTGGTAGGCTACGACGAGAACGGCGAGGTGCTGCGCGTCTGCCAAAACAAGGAGGTGCAGAAGTATTTCCGCAGCAAGCCGTTCATCGACTACATGAGCGAAGCCTTCCGCGACATTTTCAAGTTCGGCAACTGCTTCCCCATCCTCTTCTTCAATCAGGATGGCAGCAAGATTGTCAGCCTCCAAATCCTCAACGCCCGCCATTGCCGCGTGAGCAAGGATAAAAAGTACCTGCTGTACTTCCCCGACTTCGACGAGCGGCAGCCTACCGACAAAGACAGCACGGTCTACCCCATGCTCGACGAGCACGACCCATTCCTCGACCTCCAGACGCGAAAGGTACTCGGCAAGCTCAACGGACAGCCGATTGCCTTCCCGCGCATCAAGAACTACTACAGCAACAACGACTACTACGGCATCCCCGATTGGGACGCCGCCATGCGCTCCGGCTGGATCGACATCGCCAACAAGATACCCAAGTTCCTCTCCAAGAGCTACGCCAACGCCATGAGCCTCATGTGGCACATCAAGATTCCGCAGTCGTACTGGAAAGAGAAGTTTCCCGTGGGCGACTACAAGGATAAGAACGAGCGCACAAAGGCCATCGAGAAGTGGATGGACGACATGGAGAAGAATGTCTGCGGCGAGGAGAACGTCAGCAAGGCCTTCATCTCGTCCTACGAGACGGGTGTCAACGGCAAGGGTATGGGCTGGGAGTTCGACCGCCTGGAGAATGAGATTGACGCCAAGGAACGTCTCTCCACCTCGGCGGCCGCTAACAGTGAGATACTCTTCAGCCTGATGATTAACCCCAGCGTCTTCGGTGCAGGTATGCCCGGAGGAGCCTACGCTGGCAATGCCGGCAGCGGCAGCGACATCCGCGAGAGTTTCCTCGTGTCGGTGCTCACCACCTACATCGAGAAGCAGCAGGTTCTCTTCCCCATCCAGATGATGCTCGAGTACAACGGCCACGGCGACAACCTCGTGCTGAAGTATAAAGAGACCATATTAACCACCCTTAACACGGGCCAAGCAAAAGAGGAGATTACGACATGATAGCACCCAAGTTTTTCAAAGAAGCGAACAACACCGGCGCCGCCGAGTTCAAACAGTGCATCCCTGTGGGTGTGCAGACCTCGTTCGTGACCATGGCTCCAGCCATCGCCACTGCTGAGAGTCTGTACCTGTTACCCTACCTCGGCAAAGCGCTCTTCGCACGTGCGGCCGACTATTACCACTCGCACCAGGAGGCCGACGCCGTGATGGACGAACTTATCAACTACATTCAGATGACCGTGGTACGCATGGCCTTCTGGGACAGCTTCGACCAACTCCAGTCCTTCATGACCGACAACGGAATGGCCGACCAGCAGGACGCGGACCACCGCCTCTACCGATACCAGGCCGACGCACTCCGTAACAGTCTCCATCGTCAAGGCTACGAGTGGCTCAACAAGACGTTGGAGTTCTGTACCGAGAATGTGGGAACCCTCACGGAGTTCGCACAATCTCAATACTACACGGAGCGCAAAGACAGCGTGATAAAGGGAATGGCCGACTATGAGCAGCACATTTCCCTTAACCACGACTTCACCGTCTTTGCCAAGTTGCGCGAGTGGATCGACAACGCCGAGACGATGGAACTGCCCTTCCGAATCGGAGAGTCGTTGTATACCGCCGTCCATGCCAACCCGCTCAACGACAAATACAAACCCCTGATGCGCGGCATTAGTGGGTTTGTAGCGCACTGGAGCATGGCCGATGCAGCACCCTTCCTCAACCTGCAGCCTACGTCCAACGGTCTCATCGTGGTAGGTGAGAAGAGCAACGACGGCGCCAGCCAGCGACAGGCTCCCGCCGACCAGGTGGCCGCTTTCTCCAAGACCCACCGCGATGCAGCCGAACGCTACATCGGGCAGGTCGTCACCTACTGCAAAGCTCACAGCGACACCTTCCCCGAAATCCTCGACATAGGGAAGGAACCCGCCACGGAGCACGGCGCCGACCTCATCAACAACGACGGACGCAAAACCTTCCTTGTGTTATGAACAACTTCCTTATAGATTATAAGACCTACATGGGAACCCTCGCGGCACAGCACCGCGAGCTTCTCGACCGCCCGGAGGAGCGACACTATTTCTTCGGCGAGTTACCCGACTTCTTCGCCAACCTGCGCTCCAGCGTCCACTTCCCTGCCCTCATCGCAGAGGGTAGCGAGGTGGAGTATACCGGCAACAAAGGCAACGTCAGCAAACGCCGCACCACCTCATTCTCGGTGGTCGACAGCTACGACCAGCCGGGCGACGTTGCCGAGATGGTGCTCAAGGCCTCCAACTGCGAGAAGATAGGCGAGCAGATCCTGGGACGCATGATTGCCGACCCCGACAGCGAGAAGCCTTTCCGAACCATCGACATCGAGAGCGTGACAGGCGAGTACAACGCCAATGAAGCCAACAAATATGTAGGCTACCGTATCACCCTTACCCTCATCGAAAGCGGCCTGTGCATCAACGTACCCGGCGCATGGATAGAGCCGGAACCCGAACCAGAACCGACTCCCGACCCGGAGCCGGAACCCGAACCTACTCCCGAACCAGACAACCAAGAAGAAAATGCAGAAGATTGACTTTAAAGTCGCAGGCAAGATGTACAGCTACAAGGTGCCTGAGAATTGGAACGAGGTAACGCCGGAACAATTCATCATCTATGCCGGTGCAGCAGCCACCAAAGCCTCTCTCGACGCCGAAGATGTGCGCCGCATCATTGGTCTCGACGATCCCGTGACCGTCAGCCTCACCATTTCCCAATGGTGGATGCTCAAGCAGCAGCTCGTATGGATGGAAGACCTCGAAGGCTACACCTGCGGACTGGTGGACGAGGTGACGCTGCCCGACGGAACCAAGTGCATGGGCTTCAGCGACGACTTCTCGGATGTCACCTGGCAGGAGTGGATGATTGCCGACGCACAGGCCAACGCCGGACATTGGGACATCTTCGCCGCTGTCATGTACCGCCCACAGAAGCCCGATTGGGACCACAAGAGCGACCCCAAGGTCGACTTCTCACAGTGGGACTGCGACAGTCGTCTTCCTCAGTTCCAGCAGTTGCCCGCCGACGTGATGGCCGCAGTGGCTCTCAACTACAAGCTCATGCGCCGAATCCTCACAAAGAAGTACCGCCGACTGTTCAACTACGGTGCCAAACCCAAGGAGGGCGAGCCGCAGACCGGCGGCGACCTCCACACCCTCATCTGCAACGTCATGGGCGACAACTTCTACGAGGAGGAGAAATATCTGCATCTCGCCGTTCCTTCGGTCCTATTCCAGCTCGACCGCATGGTCCGCGAGGAAAAGGAAAGGAGGAAGCATGCCAAACAATAATCAGATTATGCTTGTGGCCACCGGATACTATCCCGACGTGGCCGACTACCTCTTCAGCCCCGACTGGCAACGCGACGAACCCGGCTTCATCATCGACCGCCAAGGAACCATCCATGGAGGACAGGGAAACAACCACGTCATCGCATTGGAGAACGTCGGAGAGGTGCGCAAGCACAACGGCCAATGGGTGCCGGTGTCGCATCCCGACATGACAGACCTCCGCATCGTACCCTACGAGTATTGTTCCTGCATGAAGACCTTCGAGATGATGGGCGACCGCCAGTTGAAAACTCTACACCGCCTGTTGAAGTCTCTACTCTCCGAGCATCACATCCACTTCCGCTACGACAACCAGCTGGGACGCATCTGCCCCCGAGCCATCGACGGCGAACCGGGCATCTACTTCGCCAGCAGCTTCGACGCCAAACGCCTCGACATCCACCCACAGATTGAGTTAATAATGATGGTCAAGGCGCTCTCATCTTAATATAGACCTTTAGCAGGATAAACATAGACCATTAGCAGGACAAACATAGACCATTAGCAAGCTAAACATAGACCTTTAGTAATATGATAACAATAAAAGTCGGCGGCACCCCGCTATATATCCCCGAGGACACCACCCTCGTCCTTGAGCAGCACAACAACAGCTTCGATATCGACAACATTGCCTCGGACATCATTTGGACGTTCGACCTGCCCGGCAAACCCAACGCCGTAGCCCTCGACCACGCCCAATACGTCAACATCAGCAATCACAAACGCTACCGTTGCGAGATATCCTTCAACGGTGTCGTCATCTCCAACGGCTACCTCTACATCCAGGGCGTCACCGACGAGACTACTATCTCCTGCGGTGTGGTCCTCGACGGCCTCGGACAGGACGGCTGGGGAGAGCGCAAGCTGAAAGAGAACGACTACGGTGCCGACGTGCAGATCTCTCCCGTCACCGCCACCCTCGACGAGCACCGACAGAACTGGATAAACTTCCTCACCGGCTCACTCAGTGCCGACAGTATCTACAAGTTTTTCCTCTTCTGCTGCGAGCGCTTTTATAAGAACAACGAAGCCTTCGGCTACCATCAGAACCAGTGGAGCGCCATCGTCGGCCACGACGAGGACAAAACTTTCGCCAAGTACGTCAACCGCCTCTTCTACGGCAACACGGGTATACTGACTCCGAACTGGCAGGTGATGAACACCAGCGACGAGGTGGCTAATGGACTCAAACTGTTCAACACTCCAGGCACGGACACCGATAAAACCAACGGCTACTGTTTCGCTCCCGCCATCCGTCTCGATTGGTTGGTGCGCAAGGTGTTCGCCAGCGCAGGCTACAACGTAACGGGCAATTTCCTTTCTAACGATTATATCAAGAAACTCTACATCCAAAGCATGAATGCTATGGATGGAAACATGGCTCAATTCCAAGCGGCAGAGGAATTTGTCAAAGCATCAAATCTCACGGGAACCGACAGCGACATTGCCAACGACAACAACATCGACCTCGACATCGGAGAACTCTCATACAACGCCTTCCAACTGACGAGCGGTAATCCGTCCTTCGACTTCCAACTCGATGTCGACACGACCGACTTTGTGCATCAAAGCATCACCCCGACACAAGCCAAGCCGTGGACCATGGAAGAAGATGTCGTCATGCTCCTTATCCGTACTGAGGATGCAGTAAACGACAACCTCTATCCTTGCTACCGTGCAGCCGTCAGCACAACCCCCACAAACCGCGATTTCAAATACGGGACACACACTGTCCACGTAGGAACAAGAGTTGAATACATAGTAACTGAGGATAATAACGAATTCAGTTACACAGATATTGAGACAGGAGTCAGGATAAACTACGACCACTTCGTTGTGCTTGACGAGGGGGTTTTCTGCGTTCAGCTGTCATATAGCCAAGGAGACCAGGGGGCAAACTACCCAAGTCCGTCACCAATAGCCGACATTGTTGGCTCATTCACAACACCACAACTGAAGGCACAGGGCAACATCAACAAGAAATATGTGGTAGAGTTGGCCCGATTCAAGGTTAGAACAGTGCAGCACGGCACATGGGATGGAAATATCAGCAGTATCACCCACACCATCAACCTGCCCGCAACCGGTACTGGCTACCTCATCAAACACATACAAATTCAGAAGTACGGACAACTGGAGGAACTGGAGTATCAAGAGACTTTGGTCAAGACTGGCATAGCACACACCAACAACACCCGCAACGTCTTTGATATAGCCATGAGATGGAGAGAACATGTGCCGAACGTCAGCAACGCCGACTTCATCAAGAAACTTTGCCGCTTCTTCGGTCTTTCGTTCTACATCAACCCAATACGCAAAGAGGTGCAGCTGTCTTTCATCAACAACGTGTTCAATGCCGGAGATGTCGATATCACCCCCTACGTCATCAACTCCGAACGCCTGGCATACGACCCCAAACATATAGAAGTCAGCATGGATACGGTGCTATCGACAAAGGACATGGCCGACAACTTCCACAAGCCGGACGTAGACAAACGAGCCGACCTGCCACAAGCCCGCATGGAACAGCGTCAATACCGCTTCGTTACCAACGAAAATGCCTACAACCTCTCCGAGCAGGAGAAAGCCAGCAATCAGTATTGGAAATATGAATGGGTAACTGCAGCAGGGAACAACCACAAAATGATCATAGGCAAGGAGGGCGACACCAAAGAGGATGTCACAGCCGATATCTCCGTCCCCAACATGAAGGTGGTAGACACACAAGGCACACCAAAGTACCTCTGCGACATCGAAACCAACGGCAACAGTAAGTTGATGGACGACGACTACACCGGCGACTTCGACATGATTCTCCAACAGTACAAAGGACTGCAGACTATCTCCCTCGGACTGCCACTTATCGGCACCTTCAAAATAGAAACCGCCAACCCCACCTGCTACGACAAAAACGGCAACGTCAGCGACGACTACCTCACGCTTGCCGCCACAGGTCGCAACAGTGTGGGCGAGAAGTTCCTGCGCCGCTTCTATGAGTTCCAGGCCGACCGCGAGAACTACCGCTTCACCGCCAAACTGCCTGTCGACGTGTTCCTGAAGGTCTACCAGATGCAGATGCCGCAGACCGCCGTCGGGCAGCAGGAGAAGCGCTGGATCATGGTGCAGCACCGCCGATACATCCCCACCACCGTCAGCTACGAATTTGGCCACGGCAACTACGTCCTCGCCACAATCGAGTGCGCCCGGCGGCACTACGAAACCGACTGAAAATAAAACAATAAGAAAATAAATTTGGTCAGTATAAAAAAAGGTCGTATCTTTGCACCGTTCAAAAATACAAAGCGGTGCGAGATACCGTCGGCTATGAACGCCGACTTTTTTTATCGCACACATACCGAGAAGTAAACTAACCGAGTCAATGGCTTGGGGTGCGCGGAAGCAGTAATGCCCGCAAGGTTTAACGCTTTAGAACCTGAACAACACCGACCAAACCTTTTTGTTTAACGTTCTAATACCAAAGCACATGAACAGCAAGCAAACGGCAGCCGGAAAGACGGCACAGAAAACCTACAGCGTCCGCTGCGACGCCTTCGACCTCCAGCACGTCAACGCCATGCAGATAGCGCAGGGCAGCACCTTCGTCGGCTGGCAGTATGCCAACCAGGAAAAGACCGAGGTGGAGGTGGTCTACCAACAGCCACTGCTGCACAACCCCATCAGCTTCAACGTTCACAACCTTATCGACGACCTCCTGTCGCTCTTCCTCCGTGGTGTGTACACCCGCGAGGAGGCCGACCGTATTCTCACCGTCATAGAAGGGAGGTGCGCATGACAACCACGCTGCAACTCAAAGTGGAGAAGGAGAACATCGACCGCGCCATTGACTTCTTCTTCTATGTGATGACCGAGGACACCATCATGAACCTGCGCAACATTGTACCCTCCGACGAACACCTCTACGGCTGGGTGTACCTGCAGCAGTTTATGAACGACGTGCGCAAGCAAGTGTTCCCCACCAACGTCTGAATGTTTAACCAGGGGGCCTGCCTCCCTGCAAGCCCCCATAATACCTATTATATTATGGCAAAGCGAATCATTGTTGAGGACGACCGCCGACGCATCAAGTCAATCGTCGAGAAGCTGATTGTCGACTACTGCGACATTCCACAGGCTCAAGTCCACCTCCTGCGCATCAAGGCCGCCGCCGACACTATCGACGACGCCCTTCAAAACCTCGGCGCCCTCTCCCAGATGACCCGCGACACGTCGGGGTCGTAGTGGTCGGTGTAGATGTCCTGAATTGCCAAGCTCGAATGATCCACATGGTGGCGCACCGTCAGCTGGTCCACCCCGGCGTGCAGCAGGTCGGTAATGCCCGTGTCGCGCAGCGAGTAAAGCTGCATCTCTTTCGGCAAGCCCGTGGCATTGCGCATCCGCTCCCACGACTTCTGGAAGTACGACGGCCCGATAGGCTTCACATCAGGCAGCAGGTCCACATTGCCTCCGAACAGGTAGTGGTTCGGCTGACGGTCGGACGATATATGCTCACTCATCAGCGACACAAGCTCGGGGGTGAGGCACGCAACTCTCATCTTGTGATTCTTGGCATTCTCCTCCGGAATCTCGATATAATGCCTGTCAAGGTGTATGTGCTTCAACTGAATAAATCGTATCTCAGCCGGACGGATGGCCGACGAGTAGACCAGGTGGCACACTATATTCATCGCCGGACGGGTGGCGGCATACCACTCACTCACCCTTTTGCGCTCCTCGGCGGGAACCAAGATTCTGATTTTCGGCTCCTTCTTCAACGTCTTGAAGCCGACAAAAGGATTCTCCTTACAGTAGCAGTGCTCTAAAGACCACTGCCAGAACGAGCGCATCACCTTCAGCGTATTGTTGTACGACTTGTGCCGGTTTCCCTTCGTCATCTCGTCATCCATGAAACGCACGGCGTGAGAGTGCAAGTAGGTGCTGCTGTACAATCCCGCATGGCCGTTATCCTCGCACCAGCGCAACCACAAACCTACAACAGACGAGTATTGAGTGACGGTCGTCGGACGGCACCCTTCGGCCTTCTTCGCCTCGATAAACTTCTCCTTCAGCACCGACAGCGGAGTGTACAGTCGTGCATCCTCCTGTTGGTGCAGTGGCGACCAACCGCCGCGGAGTTTCGCGTTAATCTCGTCGCAGATCCGCTGTGCCTCCAGTGCACGCTCACGGTTCGAGCGAAAGCGTTTCAGCAGTCGCTTAATCTGCACAAACTTCCTCATCATCAAATCGGTGGCAGGGTCAAAAACATAATATTCGATGTAATAGCCGGAGCGAGGGGTGGAGCGTACCACAGCCGGGTAGTAGTTTGCAATCTTCGTGTGTTCGGAATGGGACATTTTTTTTTCTTTGGAGAATTTCTACCCTCCAAAGAACCCGTTGCAATTATGTTGTCGTTTTTCTTCTACTCTTCGTCTAACAATCTAATTTTCAAACTTTGTGACCCCGGCGGGATTCAAACCCACGAAAAACGGAGGCGGGTTTGGGTGGGACAATTGAAATTGTAGAGGACTGAAAGAGTGTGTTTTGACGACATGGGGATTGCGGGTTTTTGAGGGGTTGGGTTGTAAATTTGTTGTAATTACACGGGAATATTGAATTGATTTAAAGGTCGATGGAGATTCCATTAGACATCAAATGGAAGCGGGAGAGGGATTCGGAGGCGCGTCTGGTGCTGTGGATAGAAATGATGTGGTTAACGATGGCAAGGGCACCGAAGACACCAGCGACGACATAGTAGCCAGTGCCGCTTTCAAGGTGGTTAACCGTGCCGTCCTCCATGACGTATATATTATGGTTGTAGGAATAGACGCCGATGAGAGCAGTAGCAACAGAAGCAGCAGTGAGGATGAGTTCAAAGGTCTGCGCCTTGGCGGCACGTCGGAGATAGACGGAGGGAGCGAGGAGAGTAGTGTCGTTGACGAAGAGGACGGAGGGCTGGGACATGGTGATGGTGTCCGGGGTATAAGAGGGTGATTCGATTTCATTAAAGAAACGATAGTCCTCATTCTGAGCAAAGGAGCCAAGAGGAACGAGGAACATCAGGAGGGCTAAGAGTGTGAACTGTTTCATATACATATATATTTATAGGTAATACTTCAGACAAAGATAGGTGCCTCGGGCGTCGCTGGCGAAGGTGAGGCGGGGTTTTTTCGGAGTTCGGAGTTTTCTTTGAGGAGTCGGGCGACAGACTCGGCCGATTGTTCGAGACGTGTGCGGAGTGCGCCTATCTCCTGCTGGGCGGCATCGTAGCGTTCCCACGAAACCGAGTCAGTCTTTTTACCGTATGGCTCCGACGGTTCGGCGGCTATGAAAACAGAAGGAGCTTCGTCCATCTTGTAGGGTTGTGCTTTCTTAGGAAAGCGGCCCGTAAGAAGCCAATTCATGTCAACGTCTGGGTTGGCGTTGGCGAGACGCAATATAGTGGTGAGACCGATGGGG